CATTTACCCATCAGGCAACCTTTACGCGGTCTAAGACCATTTCCCCTATTTGCTGCAATACCGGCAAAGCGTATTTCGCCATCACCCAGTCAATGTCGTATTCCTGCGCCCGTGCAATGGCCTGCGCTTTGCGGGCGGGGTTATCGCGTTCTTGCAAAGCATACCCCAACGCCTCAATGATAGACAGAATACCGGGCTTTTGGACGCTGGCATTTTGCCATGACCATTCCGGTTCCCCTTCCAACAGCCAGCCACTAAAGCACAATTCCGGGCCGGTAGTGAAGTTATTCAGAATCACCGGACAGCCTACTCGCTGAAACTCCAATGCCGGCAATCCAAAACCCTCGCCTCGGCTGGGCAGGATCAACACATCACTGGCGGCAGCAATCATCGCCAGATGTTTCGCCGGAATGCCATTGGCATACCGGTAGGCATCAGGGAATTGCACAGTGTTTTTATCAATGCCCAGTGTATCCATAATCTTGGGAATGTCCACGCCGCCGGCATTGTTCACCGGCAAGTTCCCTGTCGGTGTCGTATGCAGATACAAGCGGGCGGTCGGATGTTCTTGACTGAATACCTGCCATGCCATCAGTAATTCGGGCAACCCCTTTCGTGAGGGAATACTGTCATTCACTCCCACAAATGATACGAAATAGGTATCTTGTGGGATATTCAACTCATGACGCGCCCGCGCTTTATCCTGCGGATGCCATACCTGCGGGTCTACCCCGTGCGGAATGTACAACGGCTCAAAACCCGCTTTCTTTAGTTCCTGCACGCCGTATTGCGACATGGCAATCGGTCGGATAGCCGAATGTAGATGGTCTTTTACTTTCGGCGCAATAGGCAAGGTATCCACTGGTGTAATCGGAAACCAGGGCGTGCGTTTCATCACGTCCTTGTTCATACCCCATACATCCACCAATGTAATCACGGCATGGGCGCGGGATTGAACGGTATGCGCTTCAATGATGTCACTGCCCAACGGGTCTAATCCGCCGGGGAGGACATGCACATTGCCAATCTGACGCGGGCGGCGTTTGCCATTCGCCAGTTCAAAGACGACGACATGATGACCTGCCGCCTGAATGCGCGGTACAAACAATTGCGCCTGATTGGAATACCCACTGAAACTGCTGTAATTACTTGTCCAGAGGATTCGCATGGGTTAGGCTTTCGTGATAATGTGAATCGCTGCGCCGTCCTGGGCAATACTGCTTTTGACCTTGACATAATGATAGGGTTTCAACGGCTCCAACACCGTTCCCGAAATGGCAAATCCACCACTAACCGGGCCGACACTGACCGCTGAACCGTCACTGCCCAATAGGTCTACATACGTTCCCCCGTCCGCGTCGGGAAGGTGCGACACCTGAAACGTAATTGTACCATTGACCCACCCTGACGATACATGAACACCAATCATCTCATGGTCAGAAATGGGGATTTCCTGGGAGAGCGTACCGTTGGTGTTGATTGTGCCATCAATAATGCTCGGCGTATGACCGGCAATATGTACATTTGGCATAACTTGTCCTTTACCCTACCGGGAGCGCCGAAGCGCCCCCAGTTAGATGCTACTTGTTAATACAGCACGTCCTCAAGCAACACTTCCAATTGGAACGCACCGTCAACGGTTGTAGCGGAGATGGCATCACTACCCACCTTCACCCACTTTACCGCCAAGCGCTGTCCCGCTGTGAATGTGTAGTTGTCTTTGCGTGCATCCTGTGTCACGTAGCCGCGTTGCTGGCCCGAATGAATGTAGCTGTCCGAACCAAACACCGGACACAATGACCCGTCAATCATCGGTTGGAACGATAGTGTCCCCGTTGTCAAGGCAGCATTAAGCGCCCCTGAGAACCCGATGATGCTTCCCCCACGGCTCATGTAGTAGTCCTCAGCCGTGCCATTGGCGGCGTTCAACGTCCCTGCCGCTGTGTTGGTAAAGTTTTCCTCCACAAAAGGAAGACTATGATAGGCTTTGCTGGAACCGATGTGCGTTTGCGAAATGTTACCCATTCACGCACCCCCTTAACTAACGCCGATATTATACAGCAGCGAAGCGCACGTATTATCCCGATTCTTAAACGCAATCCGAACCGTCATGGTCATCTGGTAGCTATCGTAATACGGCAGGAAGTCGATACTGCTGGTGATATTGCGCCGATAGCCGACTTTCCAGGATGGCTTATGCACAATCAACAGTGACCCTTTGGTGTTGTTGCTGGTTGTGGAATGGACATACCCAGAGGTATTGGACAGTCCAAACTCCTGTGATGGGAATACAGGTGACCCGTCAATGGTTGGAACCATGCCGGTGTTGACCGTGCTGCCTTCCCCGTTATTCATGTACACCAACAATTCGTCAATGCCCAACAGTTTACCGTAGGTTTGCACGTCCACGAAGTACACCAGGTCATTCGGGCGCATAGCGTAAGCGTTTGCCAGCTTAAACCGAGCCGTCCGAATCTTGGACAATGTGGGTGAAGCACCACCGGCATCCACTGTCAAGTCTGACCCGTTGACCAGGGGCAGCGCCCGCAGACCGTCAAAAGCCAGAAACTTATCGGTAGACGTAGGTGAACTACCGTAGTAGCTGATGTTCGTTGCGCCGGTCTCATCGTCGCCATTCAATAGTACGTTATCTATGGCATCTTGTACCGTCCGCATACCCTGCGCGCGAAGCTGCGGGATAAATTGGATAATACTATCTTCCATGATTTCGGCACTGAAGCCCACCCGCAGCGCCAGTTTCTTGGCGGTCAGGGTGACTTTCCCAACAGCTAATGTGCTATCCGGTATCGGACTGTTGCTATCCGCCAGCGTCAGTTGAGTTTCGGCAGTGGTTTCCGGCACGAGGTACACGGTAGGATCGGTGGACTCAATTGGCAGTTCATACGACGCGCTGGGCATTTCTACCATTTGGAAGGACGCAGCAATCATGTTTTCAACGCGCATCCGCTCCCACAGGTCGCTTGACCAGAGAGTGGGAACCCAATCGGAGTCGTTGCTGGCGTTGTTGAGTTCGTTGGCTTTAATAGCCATCAACCGTTTGCCATCATCTTCCGCCAATTTCATCGCGCCCTTGATGTACTCGTTTTGCGCCCGGTCGGTCAGTTCCCGATAAAACGCAGTACCCAACCCCGTTCCCACACCGTTTTTAATGGCGTAGGCATGACGAATCATGTGCAAATAGCCCATATCACGCGGTGACAGGTCAGCATACTTGGTACGCATTTCAATGCGGGGATTAAAGTTTGCTTTCGCTTCCGGCTTTCCACCCGCAGGCAGTTGTCCCTTCGCAGGCGCAGCTTTCATGTGTTTCATGAGTTCCGCTGCAAACGCTTTCGCGTCTACCACCGGTGCTTGCCCGTTTCGTTTGACCGGCTGCTTTTTCTTCATTGGGTAGTCCTCTTCGTCGTCGGCCTTGATTTCCTCATCGTCCATCTCGGCTTTGGCGATGTCCTCTTCGTCTGGGGTATCCAGACCATCTTGTTTCATTTCCTCTTCAGGGTCGCCGTCGGCCATCATGCCGTCTGCCGGTTCTTCCGGCGCGGTTTCCAGTTCCTTGATGACTTCCAGGATTGGTGCGGTATCCACACCAGCACCCTCAAGAGCAGCTATCAACGTGGCATAATCCATGTTGACATCCTCCTGTTTACTTGTTTTGTCGATAGAGTCTTGCTCACACGCTTTCGCGGTGTCCGCCGCTCCCTTGACCCCTTCAGGCGTTGCCTCTTTAGGTTCGGATTGCGTTTCTCCGTTGAGCGCGTTTGTTGCTGATTTTAAGGCCGCTACCGTCGTGCGGTGCGGTTCGGCGGGGTCAGGTGTTAAACTGCCCTCCACAATCGGCCAGCGTAAAATCTGACCGTTGGGAGTCACGTCCGCCCAATGCGGAACTGTACCTGACGACCACCCCAATAATCCTTTTAAGACTTGCTGATATACTTTTTGTGCAGCTTGCTTTACGGTCTCGGTGGCATGGTCAAGGTGCAAGTGCCCCTCTGCCCATAACCCTTTGGCATCCTTGATTATGCGGTCAATCCGCCCGACTTCCGTTCCGCCAATCTCGTCGCTGAGTTCGTGATGGTACAAAATAGGGCGGTCGGTGTAGCGACCCAATTCAAACTCGGTATGCGGGGTAAAATATTCGCCTTGCAAGTCCCGCTTGTTGGGGTTGCCCCACACCACCAGATACCCGCCGATGCGCCCGTCGCCAAGCGCTTTGATACTCCCGGCGGTGAAATAGGTTTTTTCGGCTGTCAGTTCCATTTACAATTCACTTTCTAACACGGCAAACAGCGCATCATAGCCCACCTGTACAATCGTATCTTCCCCGCGTTCCATATCCACCTGAAGCGGTGTCCAGTTGCCTTGATGGTAGGGGTGTTGTTGGGTCTGCGGATCGCCTATAACATCCGGCGCATAGGTGACATTTGTCCCCACTGACACCGTAACTTCTGTTGGTGTGGTGTTTTCTACATCACTGGTAATTGACTGACCTAAACGCCCAGACCGCCGGTAAGGGATTTCACCCCCGGCAATCATGGCAAAGACTTTCCCTTGCTGCTTTTGCGATTGGAACTTGCTTTGAAAGGTATTGCCCTGTACACCGGTGCGCGTATATTGCACCGGCAAGGGTGCGTGTGACTGGGGTGGGTATTCACTCACCTGCCCCTCTGCTGCCACGCCCATTTTGACCCCGGCCTGACGTAACGCCTTCTCTAACGTTTCCGGTTTGAACAGATCATACAACGGATCAAAGATGCTCATACTTTCGGCCTCGCAAAACACCGGCAACGTGGATGTGCCGGAGGTTTGTATAACTTACCAGTTCTGGGATGTCGCCACCCCTCACGGAAGTTTCCAACCACCCCATGCAATGGCCCGCAAATCTCACACACCAATTGATCGCGTACCGTCTGCCAGATACCTTCCGTTACACCCGCCTGCTCCCACCGGTTAAACGCGCCTTCGGCATAGGCGCGGGTCGTTTCGGTCTGGGCGATGTTTTCAGCGCGGGCAGCATCATGGAATAGCTTTTCCAGTTCCTTTTTAAGCGCCGATAACGGTTGCCCACTGGACATCCACGCGGCAAAGGTTTTCCGTACCTGTTCACGGGTGGTGTCGTCCAATCGTTTAATCAGGTTAAACACATACGACTGGACAAAATCATAGGCTTGTTTATCCAGCAGTGACCAATCCACTTCTACTGGCGCGGCTTTATTCGGGTTGGGAATATCCCGTTGCAACGCCTCACTCCCCGCTGCCATGCCCGCCAACACCAACTTGGCTAATGTGCCGGGTTTCTCTGGTGTACCGACCCACTCATCAACCAACCCTTGCCGATTGGCACTCAGGGCGCTATCCAGTTGTTCCTCGTCGTAGTGTTCCCCAACTTGCGCCTCAATCTGGTTCCACGCTTGCGCCATGTAATCGGTTATCCAGGCGTTACCAATCGCCTCTAATAGTTGGTCGTATCGCTGCCAATACTGGTCATACTGTTCAGGTATAGCGGCTTCCGGCTCGTCAACGGGCTTTTTTTTTAGCATCCGCTGCGCCATTGTAAACACGGTGCGGATGCTGGCGTAATCCAAATCAGGCGTTAACTGCGCCCGCACATACCGTTCCACATCCTGCGGTAAGGTATACGTCTGGAATTTCTGGGCTTTGCTGGCTCCCCGATTAAGCGCTTTCTTTTCCCACGCCCTCAACTCTTTTTCGGAATTTTCCTGCGGTGCGGGTAAGGCTTTGGGTGTTTCCGGTTGGGTTAACCGGGCCGGTTCGGGGTTCGGCGTAATTCCACGCTCTAACTGAGCCGCTTCAAACGGTGGCGCAATGGTACTCCCAAAGGGCGGGTAGGTTTGCGCCGGTTGCATTTCGCCAATTTTGTCGGCGGTCACTTGCACAACACTTGTTGGGATATAAAACACATTGCCATTCTCCAATGGTTTCTGCCCGATTTCCTCCCGGTATTCATTCAGTGAAATACCGCCACTGGTCAATTTGCTATTGGCAACCTGTATCTTTTCCAGGGCGTTCTCCGTAAGCGCCATAATCGCCGTTGCATCAAACGCAACTTCATTCTGGTTGCCCTCGTCAAAATACGGCAGAATGTCCTGTGTCCAATCCCGCGCCATTTCTTCGGCTTCCGGGATAATGGTTTCTTCATACAGGGATCGCCGCTGTTCTGGGGCGCTCTGGTACTGGGCATCATCCCAAGCCCCCGCAATGGACAACGGCACACCGAAGGCGGCGCAGATTTCCCGACGTACCGACTCGCGTAATTCCACGTCGTCAATACTGGGGGCCTTCTGGATTTCCTTCACTTCCTTAATGACTTTGGGACTGATAGCCGGTTTTCCCGCATTCTTTGGTCCGCCAAAATTTTTCTTCCACAAATCAATCAGACGTTGTCCTTCGTCCTTACTCAGATCCCGTTCTGGTAGCAAGAGCAATCCCGGTCGTGCGTCATTGTCATACCAGGACTTGGTAACGCGGGTGATGTCTTTATCCAGTCCCACTTCCAATAAACACGTTTCAAATCGGGATAGACCGCGCAAGTCATCAAACGGATTGTCGGTCTTAAAGAACACCACCTGGTCGGGGGTTAATAACTTCAGCCGCCCGCCATAAGTTGGCGTGTACATATACTGGCTGATGTATCCCTGAGTGGTATCCACGTCCACACTCAGGTTGTTCAACCATTGGATCTCTCGGTAATATCCGTAATCATTTTTGGTCGGATAAAAAAACGTCTCGCCCCAAATCAACTTTGACCACTCGTGTTTACGAATAGGTCGGGACTTGCCCCACTGCATGGCATAGGTAAGGGGGTGGTCATCCAGCCGCTTTTTGGTCTGCTTATCCTGCACAAACCAGTCCAAACGATTTAATGAAGCCGCCCGAATTTCCACACACCGCGCCGCCCACACCGAAACAATGCTGGCATAGGCATACCCTTCCGGGGAACTTGTAATCGGTACGTTGCTATAGGCGTTGACCAGTTCCCCAAACAGCGGTGATGAAATCGACTTAACCGCTTTTAGATTGCCCCGCGAATCGACGGTGTACGCAATCGGTAATTGCTCTGGCTTGGGGGGCGGTGTGCCGGTAATACTCGCTTTAATGCGGCTCAATACACTCATGCTTTACCAATCTAAAATAATAAAATCGCCCAGAGGCATGGAAGCGCCATACCACGCCTGGATAACCGGGTCTGCATAATCGGTAGACCGCCCGGTACGTTTCTTAATGTCCTCTTTGCTTTCCACGATGATTTTGCCCCCACGCCGCTTATAATGTGGAGCGCGTAAATCCTGCCGAAGTTTACGATTCGGGGGCAAGCAAATCGCCTCATTACTGGTTGGGTCAAGAGCCTCTCGGAATGTCCACCACCATAATGAGCGTTGGTTAGCAAAGAAATACTTACCGGACTTGTCGGTAACATTTCCGGCGCTTTCCCCGGCATTCATCGGGATAACCTCATGAGTCTTTTTGAGGACATCATGAACACTTGCCCCGATTCCCAGAGTGTCCAAGTAAACCGGTACATCCGCACCATGCAACGCCTGGATAATCAATTCCGCCCCGCTATCCCCATCGTAACTACCGGCATAGCCTTCCACCTCGAAGTAACTACCATACAACCATGCCAGTCCAAATTCGTCCGTGCCACCCCGTTTGGGGTCTGCGCCCAACGCTGCCAACGCCAAATCGGGGTTTCCCTGTTCACGCCAACGCTTTTCCGCTTCCAATATCCATTCAGTAGGGATAACTTGCCAGTCGTCATCTTTGCGGCCAACTGTCATGTCACCCGTCAGGAGTTGAGTACGTAACGGTTCGGGTAAGGTGTTTAACTGATCGCGGTAATTGGTTCGCATCAGCACCGGGTTATCTTCTACCCGTGCATGAAAGAAAGTACGCGATTGCGGGGTGAATGTCATGTCATCAATGACCACTGACTCACCGGTTTCAACTTCCACGTCCTTATCATCTTGCCGGATGAAATACCGTATTTCCCCGTCCTCTGCCGGATGGGTATGGTCAGGATTAATCCAGGGCGCGAAGTATTCAATAAGCCATTCCCCGCGTTCATCGGGTGGATTGAAGGTTAAGACTACTTGGGTATGTTGGGATTCATCTTCGGTACGTAACCAGCCCATGAGCATCCGCACAACCAATTCATCAAATTCACTCGCCTCATCAATACCGATGAAATCGCGCCCGCGTCCCCGATATTTGCGCACATCCTTAATCCGCTCGGCAGAGGTTGCCATGCAAAAGCCGCCGCCGGGTAATTCCCACCGTCGCTTTTCACCGCGCACAAACGAAGCCTGACCGTCCAGGATGGAATCACCCCGCTCAATCAAGTCTTGCAAATCGGGGTTATTCAGACGATAGATAGCGCTGCGTTTGAATTGAGTGAACGCCTTACCCAATAACAGGTCAGTCTTGCCACCCCCCGCTGCGCCCCCATACCCGATAACATCGGCGGTGCAATGGTAGGCTTGTTCTTGTGGGCTATTCGGAAAGGGTTGCCAGAGGGGTATAGAATCCCTGTTTTCATTGAACGATTGAATCAGCGCGTCCATCTCTTCGAGTTCGCGCTGCGTTAAGTAACTCTGCAAGTCGTTCAGTTCGTTCTTTGTCGGTAAGGATAGTGACACGCTCGGTTGCTTTACCTTCCAATAGTTGCAACTTGTCTACAAAAATACCAAATGCCGTTGCTAATTCTTTGAAATCCGCGTCCGGTCGGGCATTGGGCAATTCAAAAATAATGGCTTGTAACTCATCCCGGATCGCCTCTTTTAAATCAAAATTTTTGATTAGCACAGTTTTGTGCGGTGCAGGATTATATTCACGCCTGGCCCAACGAGACAGCGTTTGATGTTTAATACCCAACTGACGCGCTGTTCGCACGATTGCGCCTTTGGTGTCAGGGTATCCAGCAGCTTCCAACATTGCAATCGCCTGGGCGCGAAACTCATCACTGTAGCGAGCCATTACGTCACCACCGCCAAATCGGTAATACTAAACCGCACGCCGTGATTTTGGGTTAACGTCCCTAAATCGCTGGCGTAGGTGTAGGTTACTTTCAACTGCCGTTCACTGCCGGTTAACCCCACCCCACTAAACACAAGGTCATCACCGGATAACACAATATCATTTGCCGTAGACAGACTACCAATAGACACCCCAGACCGGCTATTCACCACATTCCCATAAGCATCTGTCAACGTCCAATTAGCCACGCTCGGCGTGACCGCTGCGCCGTCCTCATCTTCCCAGGACACGTTAAACACGGCTACACCCTCTTCCATTACCGCACCTAGATGGGTTAAGCTCACGTTCCATCCTCCAATACAATGACCGGCTCTGGCTGGCGCAAGGTCAATGTGGGTTCTGGCTGGCGTAGGGTAATGGTCGCTGTCACTAACCCCGATGCCAGCGCCAACTCCGCCGCCAGAATGCCCGGATAGAGAAAGGCAATCTGTTGTCGGTCAGCCTGATCTATCGTGCCATCGGGATTTGGGAACACACCCATCGGCAGCGCATAACCGATAATACTAGCGCGTTTATTACGGGTATCAACAGCCACAGATTAACTCCATTCCGGGCGCGTGAACGTTGTCCCATCATCGGACAAAGAAGATGACGTGGCAATCGTTCCATCATCCGCGTCATTGCGAAGAGTTGTTGTCGTTGCTGTCTGGGTCATCTTGTTGCGGGACAACGCATACAACCAGCGCAATATCTGCGTAATAGTTGCGGCAGCATTCGGCACACTCGCCAACTCACTAAACGTGTCCACATTCAACACGTCCAACACTTCCGCATTGACCTGCGCCGCGCTGATGTTTTCCAATGCGGCAATCAAGGCTGGAATGGTTGTGCCGGTATCTTCCAATATGGCATCAATCAATAAATCCAACCGCCCGCCGTTTGTCCAATCCGTTTGCAGTTCGTTGGTATCCGCCAGGATGGTTGTCAAGGTTCCGGGCAAGGTTGTACCGGTATCGGTTAAAATGGCCGCAATATCCGCCCCATTAAATGGCGTACTATCGGCAAGAATGGCATCCCGTACATTGTTGGCGGTATGACTTGATCGGCTGCTTACGGTGGCATTCAGGTTGTCCCCAACAATCTTACCCGCCGTCCCAGCGCCATACGCGCCAGGGATTGCGGTAGACCAGGGATCGCCCGCCGCGCCCGCCGCATTCAAGGCGTTACCGGTACTGCCTGCGCCAAGATGATCGGCTAACGTTTCATCCCATACCGCGTCGGCAATCGCGCCCGCAGTCGGGTCATTCAAGGCGGCAATCGCGGCCTGGGTCGTGCCGTGTTCAGCATCCTGCGCCGTATCCAGCGCGTCCAGGTTCGTAATCGTACCGGCGGCTGTGTTGATGTCCCCGGTCACACTTGCCACACTACCCACCACATTTCCGCCAACATTGCCCGTAACGGAACCAACGGCTCCGGTGACGCTACCGACACTACCGGATAAATTACCTGTGATATTGCCGGTAATGTTCATGGTTTGGTCGGGTAGATCAATGTTGGTCAGGTGATCGCCGTCTCCACCCGCCTCAGTTAAATGGTCGCCATCGCCCCCGGCTTCGGTGAGGTTCGTCCCATCGCCAATCCAATCGCGTAACGCTTCCTGGGCTTCGGTCTGGGCGCTATAATCGCCTGCCCCGCTGCCCCCGTTGGCGTTAATCTCGGTCAATTCGGTGGCGTTGTCCGTTTCAATAGCGGCATCGGAGCGCGCCAGAAGTTGGATGTATGCCAAGAGTTTTGCAGCAGTGGCGGCGCTGTCTGTACCCCGCATATCGGTATTGGTTGTGGTTGTCCCAACCAACGTTACATTCGCAACAGCATCATTATCCGGGTCAAAATAGTCTGCTGTCGGTATGGTTCGCGCTTCCATTTCCGCGTTGGTAGGTGGATCATAAGCAGTTAATGCCGCTGCTGCACTGGATTGTACGGTATCGGTAAAGTCCGCGCCTTCAGCTTGCGTAGCATCCGTTTGCAAATAATCGCTGCCACTCACCAGGCTGTCATACGTGTTGGCAGGCAGTACCATAAAATCCTGCCAAACCGGGAGCGCCCCGGATTCACTGACCATCACCTTCAACCGCCCCAATGTACCGGTATCGGTGGCATCCAAATCGACATCGTAATAACCTAATTCGTCATGCGTGGCGGCACTGGCCTCGTTCTTTTGCGCTATGTTGCCGCCATTTTTGGACAGACGAACATCCGCTTGAGAAATGGTCAAACCATCTTCGACGGTCACACCATCGGTGCTATTTACAAACGGTCCTAGCTTCACGGTTGCTGCTGTCGATTGCTTAAGCCAGAGTGCCATTAGCCTGCCCTCCTCATCCGGTTGTAATGCATAGCCATTGGCATGGCGTTACCTGCTGTACTCGCTGCAAATACGATGGGGGTTTCCTCCATCGGTCTCAGCAGCCCAAACGGATCGGCATTCCACAGGGCGATCTGGTTATCGGACAGTGCTGTGTTAAACAGATAAACCGCCAATAACGTTCCATCAAACCAATCCTGGTTCGCGCCACCCGATACATTAAACTTATTACCGTCAAGAACAGCGGTGCTGATAGCTGTTGGTCCCGCATCCAGTATACCATCCAGGTATATGCGCCCGCTGGTTCCGTCACGACTGGACGCACCGGTATGAAAGCCGGGAGCGCTAATCGCCGTTGCCCCGGTGACTACGCCCAATGGAAAGGTACGTACATTCCCGGTACTGGTGAGTTCCAAAATGCGGGGCAGTGACCCATCATCCATAACGATGCCGGACTCGTCACTGGATTTCAGATCGTCATAATAAAACGCGGCCAATGCCGTGTACGTTGCCCCACTTAAAGGCGCAGTATCCGGCAGGCCGGTTCGTGGAACCCAGACCTTATCTCCGCTGGCGGTGGAACGATACCCAACCCCGGCGGCAGTATGATGCCAGGTCGGAGAACCGCCAATCGTAGGAACAACCCACCCATTCTTTTGCCATACGCGCGGCGTACCCGCGCCTTCCCAGTAGGGAGCGAACAACGCCAGATGTTGGGTCAACCCGCGCCATTTGGGATCCACCAAATGCGGTTGCCAGTTCCAGGGACGGGGTTTAATCCAGCGCATTAGGCGGTTACCACTTTATCACTATACAGCGCATACTTAACGGTGTTGCTTGTTGCGGCTAGTTGCTGCCCAGTGTCATTTTTGACCAGAATCTTAAAATGTCCGTTTGGCGGATTCGAAATTTGCACGGTCAATATTCGCGCCGTCGTTGCGGCATCGAATACCAAACTGGCGGCGAGATTGGTCGGGGAAGGATCATTACTGGCATCCCCATAACTGTAGGTTGTACCCCCATCAATGGATGGTAGGAAATACAGATCAATGCTCCCCCCTGCATCGCGGGCGCTGCCCTGCGTATCCAAATCCACCTCAACCATAATGTATTTATTGCCGTCCGTACCGTTATCAATCGCACCACCCAATACCCGACCCCCATCGGCCAACGCATTGAGTTCAGTGGTTAAATAGGACGTGCCACTATCGGGATGATCCCCGTAGTTAATCGGATTATCAGCCATTAGAATTGCGCCCTCGCTGCTACCACATCACCCTCTGTCACATCACCCAGCCCCAATTCCACTACACGGCTACACGCCGGATTTGCCAAATCAACGAAATTGGCAAAGGTGGTGGTCTGATTATCGAATATGCCACTCGCCCCAACCAATTGCGATTTAACACGCGCAGAGTTTTGCACCTGAATATCGCCACCCAATTGGGTAATCCGATCAATCGTTGCTTTGTCATCCGCAGATAACGCCTGCCATTCGGTTTCATCAATCGCATTGTACAAATCCGCACCGGATACGGTCGCACGCTTATAGGTTCGATCCACCGTATACAGGCTGGTCACAACTTCACTGTCCGACATTCCAGCATACCCCCGTGTCAAGGGGTCGGTACTCAGTTCAATAACCAATAACGGCATGTTTGCCATCGTTAACCTCACAAACCACGCGCCCCGGCTGCTCACACCAGGGCGCTCGTTAAGGGGTACACAAGCCAGGGGGCGGCTCGTGTGTGGCATTGGCGGGAATCGAACCCGACATCCTACCGGCAACACGCCGATAGCCCTGGCCTCCAGGTGCAACGCCGCAAGGAGGCCGAAGCCTCCGGGTGTATCCTACCCCGCCAACATCGGACGGCTCAGATACGAAAAGACATGGGGAAAATTTTGGCGGGTATACGCAGAAGTTGCCTCCTTCTGTGTAGTTATTCCCAAAATCGAAAGTGCATTCCACCCCATGCCCGGAATGCCAATGCAATGCAAAACGTCTGCACACCCCGGCGCAGACGTTTTAAGAAAGGGAATTCAGATAGAAACTCAACTTACACTATAACCGAAAAACAGATTATTTGTCAAGTTTGAGTTTAGTTAGTGGCTTTCCATCAAGGTATCTTAACGCTCTCTTCTGGGTTATCCCGGCATAATAGCAGACATAATTCACGATCTGCATTCCCCAATACCCACGTTGCCGCGCCAGATTGTACCCGCATTCCACCGCTGCTGTGCAATCATGCTCAAACGCCGCCCCTAAAACGGTAGACGGTTTTGGTGGTGTTTTGAGCGCCGCCACTTCGGTTTGGCGTGCTTTGGTGGTGGGCTGTGTACCATCGATTTTGGTCTGATTGGTTTTCGATTTAACGGGAATATACGTTCCGATTGCCATGTAACCCTCGCATACCGTTTTCCAACAGTATACACGGTGCGGCGCGAGGATGCAAGGAACGCGCATTCTATCAACGCTCAGAATGGAATAGTGACATAGCCAGTCCAAGGCAAATCGTAATCGGGCGCATATGTCGCACATTCATCTGCGAAGATAGCCATTATTAGATCATCTTCTGAATACAAATCCATAGGGTCAATAGTTGACCCATCAAAAGGATATTCCTTGTCCGCTATATTTTCTTGCCAGAAATCAGTATCCTCTAGCATATTTACCTCCTGACTCTTGGTAGAAGAGCCTTTCCCTTCACCGTATCACAATTTCAAAGCTGCATTCAGGATGCAACGCCCGCGCCAGGTCAAAGCGCAAATAGAAATCCCGGCTCACATGCGGCACGAGGTTGCCCTTTTTAGTACGCTTACCGCCCTTGACATCCTCCACAATCCATTGACTCCTGCTGATGTCCCAGTATTGGAAGTCGGCGGTGTAGGTGCGTTGGCGGACGGTTTTACCCCACCGCTTGCAGCGTTTCAGAATAACAAACTCAGGATGAACCGTCAAATCCCGAATGTCCCCCGCCCGTTGCCACAGCGTCAATTCCTGCCAGCGCCGCGCTTCCGCCTGACTGTCGAATTGATAGCCGTCCAGTTGCACCTTCCGGTTGTTGACCGGTTTACGCTTCACCGCTGCCAACGCCCGGTACTGCTCTATATCCATGTACTCAGGCATTGCCACTCACCGCATATACAGCAACGCGCCAGGGTGTACCTTGACTTTCCAACTGCGTAATACCGGCCATCACGGTAGCCCAGATTTCACCCGATTTCAAATTCATGGTGCTATCACATTCCAGGTGTATACTCATCGCCTGGAAGTCCTCACCCTTCACTGCCACTACCACCCGCGCTTCCGTAACGGATAGCTTTTCGGAACGCTTAACAATGTCCTCCATCCAATCCAGCGCGATGACCACTTGCTCCGCCCGTGATAACTCCTTGTGCTGGCGGGCAATCCGCCGCGCGTCCCGGAAATGGGTATACGCCAGTGTGCCATATTCTACCCGGTCATTATGCAGCCATGCCAAGCGCTGTACCGTCTCCGCTGGCAACCCGTCACTCAAGTAAAATCGGCGCACATTGACCCATTCATTCAGGGTCTTGTGACTCATCAGGATGTCGTCTGCCAATTCCTTGCAGGTACGGTCGGGAAACCGGTCAAGCGTCTCGGCTGCCCATTGCCCGATTTGAAATTGCAGTTGGTCAAGCCGCTGGCGCAAGGTGCGTAACACCTCGCAGTATTCGTCGTAACTTTCCGGGCGGTCAGGCATCGAATAACCCTCGCTCCAAATACAATTCATGCAATCCTGAATTGTCCTCTATGTATTCCCATTCATCCGGTTCTAAAATGGTTTCCCACCAGTCACCGCCGTCATTCACTGAAGCCCAAATCAAGTCCTCGCTATAATCGCAAATGTAGGCTCCGATTGCACCGGTATAAATGCCTTTCATCTTGATGGGTTGCCCGGTATAAATCAGCTTGCTCGTCATGTCTCATGCTCCTTAAATCTGCGGCGCGGATTTTACCCGTTCCACCGGTCATACTTGATGTCTGCCAGTACCGCCTTCGCTTGTCGTCGCAGGTCGCCGGGTAATTGATGCATATAGCCCGTCCGCCACAACCAGGACACCAGCGCCTCCAGGAGTACCATTTTGCGTTCCAATTTATCAATACGCTGGATTGCACCCGTTAAGCGTGCATCACACATGATTATTCCTCTCATTCCATCGGGTGGCGATTTTATTCCATCGCAATAGTTTTTGACGGGCTTGCCATTCTGGAGTATCGTGATTACGATACCCGTCGTCGTCATCGCTATCGTCTATTGCGTCACAATCCTCAATCGGAACTTCGTCAAATTCACAAAACCAATTGCAATCCCAGGGATTATAAATCAATTCACTGCCACAATAAGGACATTTCATCAGCCTATCCTTTCACACCGGCTATAGGGGGCATAAATCACTGCCCCCGTCGCGCCGAATTGTGCTGCATACACTTTCGCCCGCCCATGTTCTACCTGCTGGACAACACCCCGTCCCCATCGGGAGACTTGCACGGTATCCCCTGGATGCACGTGGCGCTTGCTGTATTGGAATGTCTTCTCCAGATAGTCCCGGAAGTCTACAGGGTACGTATCATCGGAAAGCGGTTCTAACCGGTCGGTGTCGGGATTGTAGTTGCATGTACCGACCCCGATTACAGCGACGGCTTTCGCCTGTTTGATGACTTCAATAAAGAGTGCCGTGTTGTCTACAGCGTGAACGGCTTGTTCTCCACTGTCAGCCAGTCGATGTTGCTCAGGTCGTCGGTCGCGCTGTTCTTGCGAAAGAGATACACATTGCGTTGATCGCGCCATTGGAACCGAGAGCAAAACACGCGCGCGGTTCTTTCCAAGTGGGTCTTTTTGTATGGACTTCCGTTTTGGGTAACAACCCAAATGGTGTCGTTGCTGCTTACGGGCTTGTGTTGCTGCATAATGTTTTCTCCTCACTAATTTAGAATATTTGGTGTTCATTTTTCACCGTCCTCCATACGTGCAAGGACAATATTGATATTATCGCGTAGTCGCAATAACTCAGCACGGTTAAACAATCCATTTAACTCATCACCTGGACTATTTATAAAACTCATAAACGCAGTCTTGTTACGCAGTTTATGAGCAATGATAACAGCAGGAGTGGCGGATTCATCAACATTTGTCCCGGCTGTAAAATGGGTTAACTTCAATAATCCCGGCGCAAACTCTGCCCCGGTAGGTTCTTTTATCCCGGTAAGAACAGCCGAATGCGCTTTGTCTTTCCCCTTCAGGTAGATTGTCCCCGGTGGTAATGTCTCATCCACCTCAATGCGGGGAAACTCCGCCCCGGCAGATTTCGGCGCGGCCTTTTCCAGCGCGTCTAGGCGTTGCTCTAAATTATTGACGGCAATCTGTAGAAGTTGAATTTGTTGTTCTGGGGTCGCTTGTATTGTCATCATGCTAACCTTTCATCTCATTTCATCTCGGCTAACCTTTGGAGGTCGGGGAAAGGGGCGGCGGTTAGCATACCACCCCACAGGGAGCGACCCTGCCCTGTAATTAATTGTACCACGTTTTGCTCCCGGCGACGGTTAGAAACTCGCAACATTACACGCCTCCGGCGGTCGCAAACATGGGCAACGTATAGGGTAACGCCAGACGCTTGCGCGCTATCTCTACATATTCCGGTGAAATATCACAGCCGATGTAATGGCGGCCTAAGTTGCGGGCGGCGACGGCGGTTGTACCTGAGCCGATGAAGGGATCGCAGATGAGGTCGCCACCAAAAGCGCTCACCAGTTTGGTCATGAGTTCTATGGGTTTTTTGGCAGGATGGTTTACGCCATTGATTCGGCTCGACGTTGGATAGCTCAACACATCCCGACTGATAGTATTTTGGCTTGATGGTAAGTTCCAACAATAAATCGGATGCCATTTATACAAAATGCTTTTGCGATTGACCGAGGTTAGCGAAAACGTGACATGCCAAATTAGTGTACGCTCAAGAATAGGTGTATATTGAAAAACCTTTTGCATAAATAAAGGGTCGGCAGCGCCAAACCAAATCACCGGGCCACTGCTCACGCGCAAGCATTCGGTAAGTATTTCTTGCGGCGGAATGTCTTTGTCCCAGTCCGCCACATTCGCGCCATAGGGTGGGTCACTGATAACACTATCCACGCTCCCATCCGGCAATCCCCGCAGGAAGTCCAACGCCTCCATGCAGTGTATGACATCCAGGCTGCTGAGACTGTATTCCGGCAACGCCAACATCACACACCTCCCCGCCGCAAATACGCCGGTCTGCACTTACGTGGTCGGCCTCGCCTAAGGCGCGTGGTGTCCTGTCCTTTGCCCATGCAATGCTGATGGGTTTCTGTACGCCCGCACCGGCTGCACACCACATTCACCCGATACCACCACCAGTCGGAGGAATCGTGCCAGACATGAAAGGCGGGGGTTTCCCGGTCAACGGTGAATTGGTGGTCGCTATAGGTTTCACACATGGTCAGCCTCTTATGGATTCGCCTGAAAAAATGCCCGCGCAAAACCCAGTGGAGTAGCGCTACGCTTTTGCTTACGGGTTGGTGAGGGTGGTATACGCCACATTTTAGACCCTTCATGCGGATATACCGATTGATCGCCACCAATGAACAAGGGTAGCGGCGCAACAAATAACCCCCATAAGCAGGTGCGTTTGGTATACGGATCGCCATAATCGCACGGGTCAAAATAGAAATTCGGTTGTCCCAGTGTATCCGGGCGCAGGGAGGGCAAGCGCCCGATAGGATTTTCCAGCGCCCACCAGACCGGTTTCACCTGGTTAATGATGGATAAACAAGCATCGACAATTTCCAACCCCTGTTTAGTGCGCCCGTCCTCGTCTTTTTGTTTCCACCATCGCGCCCCGCTGCTGGTGAAGTGGTCGCAGGGCGGCGCGGCTAAAACCCCGTGTACCGGTGGCAACTGGTCAGTATTGCCCGCCAGGTCAAGCACATCCCACCCATGCTGTAAGTCCACCTGAATAACCTCATATCCGGCTTCCCGATAAGGCCGGGGCCAGTTCCCGGTGTAATCGCATAAACTCAGAATGGTTTTCACAACACACTCCATTCATGCGTCGTCTCCACCCGTCCGTCTGGGCCGGGGAAGCGCTCTATCAGGCGCGTCTTTTGGATTGTGTACTCGGTTGAGGATGTCATCGGTTCGCCTCCTAAAAAATAATATCCTGAATATCCCGTCCATTCGTGCCAGTCATCGGAATGGTCGTCTGTGTGGGGATAGGTGGATGCTCAGGCCAGGGATGAAAGCCAATCCCTCCGCGAAATTGTAACCAGATGCACTTTTCATCCGTGTACCGATACCGATGTTTACCCACATACACCATTGCCTTCCCCTCCGGCATGGACTCGTTTAGAGGGTCGTCACGCGAAACCATTTTTTTTGTCACGTAATAATGATGGTAGTACAGGGGCAAGACCACATCGGCATTTTCCTCAATCGCACCGCTGCCCTTACCGTCTGTAATACGCGGTATTTTTGTTCCCCGGTCGTCCATCTTGCGCCCAACTTGCGCCGTGCCAATCAGAATTAACCCGGTTTCCCGCACCAAGTCTTGTAGCTGGTCTGCCACCTCCGAAGTCCGGTCAAAAATACCGTGCTTGCCTTTGGCCTTTAACCGGCTGATGCTATCAATCACAATCCATTCCGCATGAAGTTTTTCCTGCCAACGTTTCGCCCACTCGCAAACTGCACTCACCTCAGGAGCCATGCTGTTGTACACCCGCGCCTGATACTTCCGCAATTGGGCTTTGCGCTTGGCAACAGTCTGCTGTTCGGTAGGCGTTAATGTTCCTTCGATGAGTTTATGTACCGGGATGTTGGAAGCATAAGCCAGCATCTTTTGCACCCAGAAAAACGGCGGTGTTTCGGTGGAGACGAATAACCCCGGCTTTTGCCAGAGCAGCGCCATACCCAACGAAATCGCCAACGTCGTCTTGCCCATGCCCGTAGCACCCAAAATGATATGCTCCCGGTGCGGCATGAACGAACCAATGGCATTGTCTAAACTTTGAATACGGGAGAGTAACCCAAGCCGGGTTACTCTCTTGGGATCATACCCGTCCGACAACACTTGAATCGACTGGGAGACGCTATCGGTTTCCGGCGCTTTCGCCCGCCGGTGCAATTCCGCCAGACTGTCTTTTTGGTAGAGCTTACAAAAATCGGCTAAGTCCTGTCCACCGGTCAGTTGCAAGTCAATGCGCTTGGCGTTGGGAAATTGGGTTGCCCATGTTTCGGCGGTCTTGTTGCCCTGGTCGTCTGCTTCCAGGCAGATGTACACCGACCCCGACCACTTGGCGTTAAAGTCCTTGAGAAGCTCCCCGTCAATGGCTTTCTCGCCATGCCCTTCCTGAGCCACCGCCGGCACACCCCATGATTGGGCAGCCACCACCGACGGCGCACCATTGCAGAGTACCAGGACATCCGGTTTGGTGGATAACGCCCGTTCCAGTCCGTACCACTGCACCGGAAACCCGGTATCGTGCTTGAAGCGTGGATCGTTGCCATCCATGAAGCGATACCGATGCCAGCGCGTGCCATTCTTGTCCAACATCCCATACTTCAAGCACGGGCGTTGGTCGTAGTATGTCCATTCCCATCCGGCCTGGATATACACCGACACGTCCACCCCATGCTCCTGCGCGTAATCGGCTAAGTCCTTGTAGGCGCGTTTGCTGGTAGGTGTCTCCGCCCCGGCAGATTCGACCGCCCGCGCCTCGGCTGCTTTCCAAGCACTTTGTAACGTCGTCTGGATTTCCCCGTTACTCAGACCAATACCCCGCGCTGTACTTTCCAACTGCTGTGTCACTGTTCCTCGCTCACACCCGCCGCCCTTGACCAGTCCGAATAAGGCCGCCGCGCTTTTGAACAGTTGCGCGTTGCGGTTGCCTTCCCTGGCACTGCTCAGGTCGGCTAATTCGCTGCTGATTGCGGTTTCAATATAGCCGGTCATGATGGGTCACTCATCAGGTCAAATACGGATACGGGTTGCGTG